ACTACTACTACAAACGATAAAGAATCAAATAAAAAAGTATAAAACAGAATTAGGTAACAATTTGTTAACTAAAGATGTAGAAACTTTACATGATTACAAAAAAATACATGGAATGGCACAAGGTTTAGATAAAGCTCTAGAAATTATTAATGAAACAATTAAAAAATATCAGGAAGGAGATATAGAAGAAGATGATAAGTAATGAACAATGGGCAACAGATGATTCAATTGAAACACCAAAAGAAGTTCCACAACCTGCTGGTTATAGAATATTAATTAGGCCAAAAGGTAGTATAGATAAAACTAAAGGTGGAATATATTTACCTGATTCTAATAAAGAAATGCAAAGCTTGTTAAATTCTGTAGGAAAAGTAATAGCTTTAGGTCCAGAGTGTTATCAAAATAGAGAACCTTGGTGTAAAGTAGGTGATTGGGTAATTTACGGTAGATATGCTGGTGCAAAAATATCTGTACAAAAAGTTAAAATGGTGTTAATAAATGATGATGAGGTACTTGCAACAATTAGCAGCCCTGAAATAGTATCTCAACAAATATAATACGATAAATCAGGTTATCGACAACATAGGAGTTACTATGACAATACAAGAAGAAAAAGATCAGAAAGAATTAGAAGTAAAAATAGAAGATAATGATGAAAAGGAAGTAGAAGTTCCTAAAAATCCTATCGATGATCTTGTTGAGAAAGCAGAAGATGAGGAAGAAAAAGAAAAAAGTACAGATAAGTCGTTTGAAAATGAAGTTAAAAATGACGTAGAAACAAAAAAAACTGTACCATATTCAGAAGATGCACCATATTCTGAGCGAGTTCGTAAGAGAATAGCAAAAGAAGTGGCTAAAAGAGCAGAAGCTGAACAAAGAGTAGTAGATTTGGAAGAAAAACTTGCTAATCTAGAAAAAAGAACACTTGACATTGGTTCTAAATCATTAAAAAATCAATATCAAGGTGTATCATCACGTTTAAAAGAAGCAATTGAAACAGGAAATACTGACGAACAAGTAAAATTGTACGAACAAATGTCAGATATTCGTGCTCAAATGACAAAAATAGATGATACTAAAATAGAAGAACCATCAAAAAGTAAAAAACCTGCAAAAACACCACCTTTAGCTGCAGATTGGGTAAAAGAAAATAGCCAATGGTTTAATAAACCTGGTTATAGAAAAGAAACAGCTATGGCATATGGTATTGATGCAGAATTAACAGAAGAAGGCTGGGATGTTAATGATCCAGATTATTATACAGAAATGGATAAAAGATTAAAAGCATCTAAATTACCTTTTTTTGTTAAAGATGAAGAAAGTTCTTCTCAAACAAGTAAAAATGTAGTACAAAAAAACAACAGAGTGCAATCTCCAGTTGCTGGTGTATCTCGTAAAAAAGTTACAGATAGCAATAGAGTAAAGCTCACTTCTGATGACCTTGATACCGCAAGACAATTTGGTATCGATATAAATGATGAAGCGGCACTAAAACGGTTTGCGAAAGAAGTAAAAACTTTTGCAACCAATACGTGAACATAGGAGCACGACATGAATGATAATAAAATAAAACACGAAACTAGAGCTGAAGAAGCAAAGGTTTCACAATGGCGCCCTAGTAATTTATTAGAGGCACCTGAACCAAGAGCTGGCATGAAACAAAGATGGATTGCTACTATGGTTTTAGGTGAAGAAACGCCAACAAACGTTGCTAAACGATTGAGAGAAGGTTGGGTACCTAGAGACATTAAAACCGTCCCTAATATCAAACATTTTCCAACGATAGAACATGGTAAGTTTGCTGGTTATATAGGTATAGAAGGAATGGTACTCTGTGAAATGCCAGAAGAAATGGTAAATGAACGTAATATGTATTACGCACAAATGACTGAAAATCTAATGAGATCAGTTCAAGCAGACATTCACAAGGTAGAACAGCCAGGAAATCCTATTACTAAGACCTTTAAGACTGAAGTTACTAGAGGAGGCTTTAAAGAGTAACAATAAATAGGAGTCAATTATGGCAAACACTAATGCACCTAATGGTTTTGTACCAATTAGGCATTTAACTGGTGGTGTTATAAGACCTCAAGAGTATGCTATCGCTAATGGCCTTGCGGCTAATTTAGCAAGTGGTGATTTAGTTACGATGACGACAGACGGAACTATCATCAGGGGAACAGCTGGCGGAACTGCGCTAGGTGTTTTTTATGGCGTTGAGTATCAAGATAACACAACAGGGGATGTAAAATTTGTTAAAGTTTGGAACTCTGGAACTACAGTAAAAGCTAACACTGCGGTGAAAGCTTATGTATATGATGATCCAAACATTACATTCCAAGTACAGTGCAATGGTACTTTTGCAACAGCTAACGTAGGTGAGCTTGCAAATGTTACTATTGGAACATTTAACTCAACATATGGTCATTCGACAGACGAACTTGATATTTCTACTTTAGCTACAACTGCTAAAGTTTTAAGAATATTAAGACTTGTTGATATACCAAATAACGATGCAGGCGCGGATGCGAAAGTGGAAGTTGTAATAAGCAACCACTTATATGGCACTCGACAAGCAGGCGTATAATCATAGGAGATAAATAACATGCCTTTAAATAGAGCACTATTTACCAAACAGCTCAATCTAGGTTTAAATACCGTGTTTGGTATGGAATATGATAGATACCCTGAACAGTGGAGAGCTATCTATTCAGTCGAGCAATCACAAAAAGCATTCGAAGAAGATGTACAAATGATCGGATTCGGTGCTGCACCAACTAAAGCTGAAGGTGCCATGATCAATTATGAAAGTGGCAGAGAAGGCTTTGTCTCAAGATATGTCCATGAGACTGTAGCTTTAGCATTTTCTATTACAGAAGAAGCTGAAGAAGATGGTCTATATGGTTCTCTAGGAGCAAAATATGCTAGAGCACTTGCAAGATCAATGCAACATACTAAAGAGATCAAAGGTGCAAACATCCTAAACAATGCAACTAGCGCATCGCAATTAGGTGGCGATGGCAAGACTTTACTTGCTACAGATCACCCACTTGGCGGCGGTGGAACAGCATCTAACAAACTTGCTACAGCAGCAGATTTAACTGAGACTTCACTTGAATCTCTTTTAATTCAAATCTCTGAAGCAGTTGATGATAGATCAATTCCAATTGCATTAACTGGACAAAAACTAATAGTACCACCTTCTTTGGTGTTTATTGCGGAAAGAGTTCTTAAATCTAATTTAAGACCTGGAACTGCAGATAATGACATCAATGCAATGAGAAGTATGGGTATGATACCAGGAGGAGTAATTGTTAACCAAAGATTAACAGATCCTGATGCATATTTTATTATGACTGATTGCCCAGATGGTATGAAACACTTTGTAAGAGCACCAATCAAAAAAGCTGTAGAAGGCGATTTTGAAACTGGTAATCTAAGATACAAAGTTAGAGAAAGATATTCTTTCGGTTTTACAGACTGGAGAAGTATCTACGGTTCAGAAGGAGCTGCATAATAATTAAACATTTGTTAGGCGTAGTAATACGCCTAACAATCCCTAGACTGCGAAAGCAGACTACAAAGGAGGTAGACTATGGGAAAAACTACATTTTCGGGACCAGTTTTAGCTGGTACTATCAATGAAACAACTGGTAGTACACTTGGAGCTAATGTTAAAAATACTGGTCACGTAACAATGGTACAAAGTAAAGATGTTGCAATTACTGGTGCTTCAGCAAATACAAATATTGCTGTAATACCTGCTAATTCTCAAATCTTATTTGTACACGTAGATGTAACTGAAGTATCTAATGATACAAATGCAGCTACATTTTCTGTTGGAACAACTTCGAATGCTACAGCATTTACTGCTGCAAATAATGCTAAAGCTTTAGGTAGATCATCACAATCTTCTGCTGCTTTAGGTTTAATGGCAAACGTAGGAGCTTCTGATATGAAAATTGTAGGTGTATTTACTGGAACAGATGGTGATGGTACTACAGGTGCTATTACAACTACTGTTGCATATTCACAAGATAATTCGTTACAAAGAACATTTACAATAGTATAATTTAATTGTGGGCCTTAGGGCCCACTTTAAAAGAGGTAAATATGTTTGAGAATTTAAGAGAAAAAGGCGAAGCACTTAGAAATCTTTTTAAAAAAGACAAAGATAAAGATGATGAAAAAGATGAAAGTATAGTAGATAAAACTGTAGAAGTTGTTGAAGCTAGAGATAAAGAAGCAGAAAAGACAGATGTTGAAAAATTATTATTAGGTAGAACAGAAGATACAGCAGAAACTGAAAGTATTATAGATGTATTAAAAAAAGAAGAAGCAGAAAAAAAAGAAGAAAAAGACGATGATTTAGATAAAAAATTAAAAAACATAGAGAAAGTTTTAGAAACTTTTGGTGATAGTCCAATTGGAAAAACACCTAAATCACCATTCTCTGAAAAAGATATAATTAAAATTAATGAACCAGTAGATTTTTCTGCATTAATGGCCAAAGATTTTATTAGTCCATTTTTGCTAAATAAACCTAGTAGCCAAAGCAATAGAGTTGAGTTACTATATGAAACATTAAAAAAACAAAACTTAATATAGGAGAATAATATGGCAACAGATTTACAAGTAGCATTTACAAGTAATACTTCAGGAGCACAAGAATTGTTTGGTGGACCTACTAGATTAAAAGCTTTTATTATTACACCAACAGCTAGTGCAGGGACTGTAGTTTTTTCTGATGGCGGATCTAGTAAATTCACTGTAGCAACTGCAGCTAGTGCAGCTGGAGGACCAGTTAATATTGGACTACCTGCTGATGGTGTAAAGTTTAGCTCTAATTTACAAGCCACACTAACTAATGTTGCTGGTGTAACTACTTTTCATGGATAATAAATGGCTACATCAAATACAGCTACATTTAACTTAACAGTTACTGATGTAATACAAGAAGCATATGATAGAATAGGAGGAGATCCTATTTTAGGTTATGATGTTCGATCAGCTAGACGTAGTTTAAATATTATGTTTAGTGATTGGGCTAATAGAGGTTACAATCAATGGACAGTTGAATTAAAAGATTTATCAGTAAGTCAAGGAACTACTGAATATACTTTAGACTATGATTTAGTAGATATTATTAATGCTAATGTTGTTGATGACGGAACTGAATATTCAATGACACGTTTAGGTATTAATGATTATGCAGCCATTTCAAATAAAACTCAACAATCTAGACCAACTCAATTTTATTTACAAAGATTAAACACTCCTGTAATTAAAATTTATCCAGCTCCAGATAAGGCATATACTTTAAGATATTATAGAATGAGAAAAATAATGGATATAACTGCTTCTACAGTTTCTGGTGTAGAACAAACAACTGATGTACCTTTTAGAGCTTTTGAATGTATGTGTGCTGGTTTAGCTTATTATCTTTCTAAAAAAAGAGTTAATATACAACAACCACAGAGGGCTG